TGCCTCAGCAGAATATGGCGGCTATAGCTCCCTGGAGGAGTTTGCAATTAAAGACCCCATTGGGTGTGAAAAATACTTGCAGCAAAGCACGCCAGGATATATTAGATAATAATTAATAAGCCCTACCTGAAGGCGGCATAGCCGTAGCTGATAGAGGGCAAAAATTAGGAGCCAATCATGGCAGTAACAGACGTAGGAGTAGCGGCTGGTGGGCTTGGTAAGACAATAGCAGCGGCTATATTACAATTTAACAAGGCTGCAGTATTTCAGAAAATAATCAACATGGTACCATGCGCACCAGGCACTAATGTAGCACAGGTGCCTGTATATAGTAAGATGGCACTAAGTACTGTAACTACAAACGCCACCGGCGCAGAGGAAGCTACAGGAAGCGCAGAAAGTATTACCTCAACAGCTACAAATCTAGAAGTGTTTAGAAACAATGTATATGCACAAGTAACTGATTTAGCTGCGTTTGGTAATTCAGATGCTTTACTTGTAAATGCAGGTAGCATATTAGGTAATACAGTAGCGGCGCATTTTGACGAGGAAGGCGCAACATTGCAGGATACATTTGGCACGGCTGTAGGCGGTGCTGCTATCTCTATGCACATGGGTCTTATATTTGATGCCGTAGCTGGATTAGAGGGTGATGATGCACCCAGGGGCTACTCTGCTGTACTTCACCCGTTACAGTTGTGGGGTAGTTTTGGCCTTACTAATGAGCTTGCTAATACAGCGGTGCTGCAGGCAAATGCTGCGCTATCCCAAAGCCCGGGCGTAGGTGAGTCATTTAGGGCTGCTGGCTTTGCTACTACTGTAGGCGGTGTAGATATATATACCTCCTCGCAGGTAGTATCGATATCTGACCAGCATAAGGGCGGTATATTTGCCAAGACTGCTATCTCTTGTGCTTATATAGACCAGGGCGCTGGCAATTTCATCCAAATAGAAACAGACCGTAACGCACCGGCAGCCTCTACTGAGGTAGTAGCTAATGGCTACTTTAATCTGGCGGTAACTGTAAATGCACATGGCAGAGAAGTACATACTGAGACTTCCACCTAATAGCTATAACCGGAATGTATAGGGAGGGGTGACCCTCCCTATACTTATTAGTATGGCAGAGATACATATAAAAAAGTCAAAAGAGCTAAAGAACATTGGCGGGCATAAGCCTTTTGGTATTGACTTAGACCCTGATAATGACCTGTGCCTTGCAAAAGATAAAGACGCCGGCCAGTTAGCATATTATAAAGGTAAGCCCATGAAATATTTAGATTATTGGGGCGAAATATGCACAAGGGGAGAAAAAAATAAAAAAGGCAAAAATTTAAATCTAAGTACCTTTGCTGGATACGGCAGTGGTACATTAAAAAAACCATACAGGGAGATAGATAAAAATGGCAGCTAAAAAAGATAATAAAAAGGCTACTGTATATAAATATGAGATTATGCTAAAAGATGGTAACATTATATATAGGGATAACCTGGACGAAGACGCTATTAAATCGTATGAAGGCAGAGGCCATAAAGTTAAAAAGGTAGGGGCATAAGATGGCTATAATTTCTAAGAGCTGGATACATGACCGCAGCAAAATGGAAGGCGCCAGCGGTGACGGTGACGGTATACTGCCAGAGGATGTACAAGATTATATAACTGCTAACGGCGGGACTATAGACGCCACCTCAAATATGAGTATATCTATGTGTCCTATAGACGGCAATAGGGTGCTAACTCTATTGGTTATGGATAATGCCTAAATGCCCTTTAAGAGCTTAAAAGAAAGTCTAAAACTAAATGAGGGCTTTAAAGCTACTGTATATAAAGACCACCTGGGATATGATACTATAGGCTACGGCTTTGCTATAAAAGACCTTGTATTAGATGAGGATATAGCAGGATTAATATTAGAGCGTGATATATTTAGGCGCTATATGCAGCTTAATAGTAACTTCGATTGGTTTTCAAGTCAGCCGGATAATGTGCGTGATGTCTGCGTGGAAATGGTCTACCAGCTGGGCTTTAGTGGCTTTTGTAAGTTTAAAAAAACTATACAGTATTTAATAGAGGGTGATTATGGCGGTGCGAGTATGGAAATGCTAAATAGCAAATGGGCGCTACAAACGCCAGCAAGAGCCAAAAAACTTAGCCAGAGTATTAAAAATGGTGCATAATGGAAATATTACAAATTGTGGAAACCTTGGGCGTGCCTGTGGCTGTAGCGTTTGGTATGGGATACGCCGCTATGTTTTTGGTCAGGTTTATTACAGACAAGCTGGTAGAAAAATTAGATACTAACCATGAGATAATCCACGGCATAATAGTTAAATTAATTGATAGTAACCGCCAGGCCAAGGATGAGATAAAAGAGCTTAAAAGCGCACAGAGAACCATGATAACTATAATACAGAAATTAACAGGCAACGGGCTAAGCAAGTATATAAAGGAGAAAAATGAATAAGCTATTAACCGCTATAATATATATAGCTAATAAGATGGCCATGCCGTTAGCAATAAAGTGGCTAAAAGAAAATGAGGATGCACTTGCTAAAAAGTTTGCAGACAGTAATGATATACCACTTATAGGCGAGAAGGCTGAAAAACAGCTTGCAGCTGGTGTGATAGCCGCAGTGGTAGAGTTGCTGGAAGGTAAAAAAGCGTAGTGCTTGCTACCCTGCTTAAAAAGCTGGTGCCTCTGGTGCTTGCTGAGGTGCTGGAGTTTATTAGCCCTCTGCGTGCTTATGCTGAGGAGGAGAATGAGCTTGATGTGGCGGTACACAAATTAAATGCTATAACTAAAAGCCATGAGGAGCGGCTGAGTAAACTGGAGGCTGTAAAAAGTGCTTAGGCTTGGTGATAATGATACTTTAAATGAAAATTACACGCCAGTAAAAGTAAATGGCGAGACCTTACCCATAGAGCTTAGCCGCACTAAGGTCAGGGTAGATGATATTGTACTTAAAAAGATTAACGAGCTTAGTATAAAAGACTATATTGATAGTATCCCTGGCACTATAGTAGGCTATACTACAGCAGGGATAGATGCTACTGCTGATTCTTATACTTTAACGACTTCAATGGGGGTTACTGATTCAGCCCATAAAGTTAAATTTGTAGCACCGCAGTCAGGCGTTGTGGAAATAATGGCGCAAATATATTTTGATGCCTCCCGCAGGGTGCCGGTTTTAGGTCTGTCAGATAGTGATACTTATACTGCAATAGATTTTCCAAATACAAATGATGTAACCAATGAGCATATACAAGCTATGCCACCATCATCTTCAGGGGATAGTATGCTGCGACCTTATTGGATTGTTACTGGACTTACAGCGGGGACTGTTTACGAATGGTGGCTTGGAGCAAAGACGGGTTTAGGGCTTGGTGGTGTATTGCGGTGGGGGGGAACGGCAACGAACCAATACCCTCCATTTATTATGAAAGCCACAGCGTTGCGGGCAGCCGTAGCAGATTATGCGGTATATGGATAATAAAGCATAATGAGTTTAGTAGATAGAAAATATAATGCATATTATAAAAAGCTATGGTACATAGACCAGGCTACTAATACCGGCGTAGATACTACCATAAGGGACTTAAAAACTGGCGACGGTGCCAGCGGTGTTATGGGTATGTCTAAAGATGCTATATTATTGCAGCCTAAAAATTCAGATAGTACCACTATGGCTGAATTTAAGACTAAGAGCGGTACAGTGTTTGGGAGAGTAGATAGCACCAATAAGAAGGTAATGCTGGGTGAAAGCCTTGTAGCTGCTAATACGCAGTATGCTTATTTCGGTGCCTGTAACAGTGATACGGCTGGGTTTTCTGCGGGGAACCATTACGCTTTACCCTTTGGTACTAACTTTGTAGGTAGCTATTTATCTTTTGGTACTGGTACTGACCCAGACACAAGCGTAACAATTACCACCAATGCGCACCTAATAACGCCCATGCTGTGGTATATACCTGATAATATTACTATAAGCTCTGTTAGCTGGTTAAATGCTGCTGATACTGCTACCGGCGATACTTGCAGGGCACACCTGGTAAGCTACGATATAGATAAAACCAATACCAGTACAGGCGGTGATTTATCGGCAGGAGTTGTAATAGCTGACGGCAGTGATATAGTAAATGCCGGCTATGAGGCACAGTATTGGCAGGATATGACAGTACAAAGCGCTAATGTGGACGCAGGTAAAGTATGCGCCTTTTGTTTTAGGTCAGACACGGTAAACTCGGATTATTCCATAACAGCAACCATTAAATATTATATAAGGTAGGATTATGCCACAATTAAACGCTGCATTAAACATAATAGCTGGTAAAAAGACTTATAATTTTTTAAGGAGCCAGAATTATACAGAATTATTTAGCGTAGAGCAAACGGTAGATAATAGTGATACTTTTATAAAACTGGCCGGCTTTGGTGGTAGCAAGAAAGCACAAAGCCTGGAGGAAGCAGATTATATTTGTATGTATAATGTAAGTGATACCGCTGCAGAAATATCACTACAGCTACGACCCTGGACGGCTGGCTCACCTGATACTTATAGCACAAGCTCAGAATATGTGGGCACACTGCTACGCCCTGGTGAATATTTAGTATTACCTAACCACGCATTAATCCATTATAGCACTAATACCGCAGCAGCTAAAGGCACCGAGGTAAATGATAAACTCTGGACTGCTGTAAATAGTTCTAATATGTATAGTGCAGAAATAACTACGACAGACGGCTCTACAGGTACCGGTACCAGCTTTAGTGTGGTAGATGGTAAAAAGATTAAAGTAGGTGATATACTACAGATTTTAACAGCGAGCCAGGAATATGTAAGGGTGAGCGCAATTAGTGATACGGCGGCAGACGGGGATTATACGCCGGCTACTGTAACAGTAGAGCGTGGGTTATTTGGAGGGGTAACGGCTACTAACCATAGCACAGGCTCCACTATAAGGCTCCCTATGTGGAACCAAAACGCACATCAATATAATAAGTATAGCGTAGTGCAGACAGACAGCACAGGTAATTATTTATGTACTAACCTCTGGGGTGATGAAGGTCGCACAGGTGGCGGTACAGATAATAGTAGTGGTGCAGATGGCTGGGTGCCTTCAAGTATAGCTATAAAGTGGTACCAGCCTGGTTACCAGGAGTTTGGCCTTGCAGGACTGACCGCTAATACTAAGGTCGGTCTTACCGCCAGCACAGCCTACCAGCTTACGGTTAATTGTGATGCAGCAGGCGCACAAAGTATATCGTTTACCACAGATGCCTCAGACCTTACCCTTGCTGGCAGTAATAATGCGATAATACCAAAGATACAGGCTGCGCTTGATACAGAATATTATACTACAGGTAGTAGTTTAAAAGAAAAGAAAGTTAGCATTGGGCTTGTAGGTGGTGATATAAGGGTAACCTCTGGCCAGCGCCTAAGCACCTCCGCAATATCTCTTGGTGATAGTGGTGGTGGTGATACTGACCTGTGGGGTGTAGGCCGGATACCGGCTGTGGGTAGTATAGAGACAGCGGTGGCCGCCAGGCTGCCTAACGATACTAACATTATGGACGGCTTAGCTATACCTAACCTGGATGCTTTTACTTTTGATAATGGCTATGGCGTCCTCTATGGCGTGGGTAGTGGCACTATTGATTATAACAGTGGAAGTATTAAGATAAAGGGTGCATACCCAGACGCAGAATTTAGCATAAGTGGAGTAACAGGCTCAGCTCTTGGCGGCGCAGGCACTATAGCGAGTACGTCATTAAGGGCTATAAGAGCTATAAGAGCCAGGAG